TTATGGTTGGTTACTTTTTATATCTACCGGTTCCACCTGTTTCCAATACATGCATTGTAGCGTGGTTGGACTAGATATATGTTTTTTTCTATCTGAGTATTTATCGAAACTATTCCTTTCTAGGAATTCATCATACTCCTTAGCTTTTGGTTCATCTAAATTTTTCATATCATTCTATTTTATATAGCATGAAATAATTTTATATGGTAGACAGGAACTCTGACAATGAATCCATGTCCGAAAATTCTTTAACCTCACTGTCCTCATGCATATTCCTCGGTTTATTTCTATTACCTTTTACTATTTTCATCATCAGATCTATAGAGTCGCTCTCATTCTCCATAGAGACCCTCACTTTATCCAAGGCCAAAGCCTCTATTGTATTGCATAACTCATCCGCAAATGATCGAGACATAAAATATACATCCTTAAAATCTATACGTACACATGGGCTATTCAAATCCTTAGCCCTCATATAGATTTTTTTAGCTTCTGTCCTAGAACGAAGCTCTCCCCTTATCAATTCTGATATCACAATTGTCTTTTCCATGATCTTCATTCTAAATATTCATAAAAATTAAACATCCTTTCCTCTTTATATGGTATCCTTAATGCCACTATAGTTCCATCCCATTTTATATAATCAGGAAGTCCTATATATGATGTCTCTTCCTCTGACATAAGATGAAACGCTTGCCCAGACAGCAAAAAATATGTTCCTCCAAGTCCCTTAGACAACATTCTCTTGCAAGTACTTATACCATAACCACGATTCTCGGTATCTGGTAAATTTTTAGTCGATATACCCTTTCCAGCGCTTTTTAAAGCCTCCACATCGTTAGTTATACCTCCCTTGCCAGACTTAACATAACTACCCAGTATACTTATACCATTATCCGCTATGCAAATGTCTATATAACTCTTTGACGGATAATACTGAGCAAATATATAACCAAATTCACTCTCTGAATGTTCAGATATATTGTCAATCGTCTCAGTCAGCATATAAGATAAAGCCTTTCTCAACTCTCCTTCAATATTTAATTGCCTTATCATTATATTCTCTGCTACAGACAGTATATCGTTTTTATGCTATCCTTGCTTTTACATCCCGGAAACTTTATTATAGGAATATATTTTTTCATAGAAAAATATTCCATATAATTATGAAAATCACTAACACTGTCAGCTACTACACCTCCTTCAAAATGAATAGAGTCCAGATAGCTTTTAACACTGTCCGATATATTCTTGCAAACCACATTCTTACCGCACTTATCTCTATAAAGCATAAGAGGCAATAAGAAAAATGGAGTCACAAATGCCGTATATTGGAAGTTCCATATGAAATCATCATCATCGGAATTCTCCATTTTCAGGATTATCCTGAATAGATGATTGAAGGCTTCTCCTATCCTAATATCATTTACCGCATGTGGCATATATATTTCCATAATGAAACTTTTCGTATACAACAAAGCCTCTGCCAAGGCTGGTTACTTGACGAGGCTACAAAATCACCTTTTACGCCGCAAAGGTCGCACAAAATTTTGTTATATGAAAATTTTTTCATAGACAAATCACATGCCTTACAACATAACGCACCCTCAGAGCGTACCGGATAGCTCCTCTTTGACGCTCTCCACCGTCCTTCTCAGATAGTAACTCCTCCTTATCCTGTCCGGATACAAGTTCCGCATCCGGTTGACGGCTTGCCTCGTCATTCCCGTCAGATCGGATATGATATTGTCGCTCAACTTGCGATCGGCCAGTATGGTTATAGCCACTCCCCGAGCGTCAACATTGCGCTCCTTGTTGTTGCTAAACATCATTACCGGATCGGTCCCGCACTCC